CATAAGTTTACCAGCTTGTTTATAGTAAACTTGCATCTTATCATATAATATTTGACTGTTATTTCTTTCTTCTTTAAAGCCATTTCTTCTGAGAGCAGCATACTTTGTATAAACGCTCATGATCTCTTTAAGACCACTTTTTACCATCTCGTTTGTAAGTTCTACACTAGCTTGAATTTCTTCGTTAGTACGATCCCCCATACCACCAAAAGCAGAGGCATCAAATTCACTAAGATCTTTAAGTGAGTTTTTTGTTGTCTCAGAGGTTTTCGCTACAGATTTTTCAAAGGCATTATATATAGATTCAATAGTACCTACAAGTTCTTTTTCTCCTTCTGACAAACCATCAGTAATAAGTGCTAATTCAGTGGCAACATTTAAGGCTTTTGATAAATAATCTAACCTCTGTTCATCATTTTCTGCATATTGTGCGCCTGTCATAAATGACATAAGCATTCTAAGTTCTGTATTACGAAGGTTTCCTTCGGGATCTTTAAAACCTTTAAGGGTCATATCCAAACCAAACAGGTCAGCTAACAAAGCTCTCCTATCGGTAGCACCTGATGGGATATATTTTTCTTGGAAGCCAGAGAAAACTTCATTCATTTTAGCTTCTAATTCAGCAGAACGTAAATCTAATATGGCCTGCCTAGCTTGTCTAACACTCTCTGTGAGTTTACCAAAAGCCTCTTCTAGGTTTAAAATGCCCTCGCTAGATTTATCAAAAGCCGTATCATAAGAACCCATAATACTTATGAGTTCTTCTGTTTCATCTTGCAAATCTTTAACTTTACCAGAAGTTCCCAATAAAGCTGTACCTAAGCCACCAAGAGCAGCAATACCTAAACCAATAGCGGCACCCCAAGGTCCAGCGAAGAAACCAGCTAACTGAGAACCCTGCTGAGAAAATGCGATAAGAGGGTTAGTACCCGATTGAACCTGTACGATAAAGTCTTGTAACTGGTATCCAGCTTGTTGCATTGCGATCTCTTTTTGTCGCATTGCTTTACCAGAACCATAAACTGACTTTTCAAACTTACGGAAATCTGCAGCAGAACCTCTTGTAGCAGTGTTCAACCTAGCGATCTGATCATTTAATCTCTTTGTTTCACTGGTCGCACGTTTAGTTGAGATTAAACCAGAGTCTTGCGCCCTTTTAACATCACGTAGTTCTGCCTGTAAGTTATCTAACAACCTTACGGCACGATCTACAGGAGCCGTTTCAGCTTGCATAACCAGTCTAATATCAGCCATTAAAACTACCCATGTAAATTACGTCCACACGTTTTATTGCCTCTACTTCCCAAGAAGACAATGGTGTATTCGTAAGTTCCTTCCATGCTTTTATTTGATCGTAGGTAATCGGGTTAGGGCCAGAGAAACCCATAGTTCTGCCACTGCTTAATGCAACAAAGGCAGACCAGATGTGAGACAACAAAGTGGGAAAATCAGGTCCATCCAATCCCTTTGGTCTACGTCCAGTCTGCCTTTCTACTTGTTCTAAGTGTTCACGTTCTGATATCCCGCTTTTGTCGGGCTTACTGATGGAGAACTCATGTTCTGCAAAGTCGAGAAGCTCTTCAATCAAGCCTTCTTGAAATTTAAAGAGTTACTCACCGCTTCGTCAATCTGGTCTCTAATCCAGAAGACTTCGCTATAAATCTCTTTTGCTTTACTCACAGAGAAATTCGGTTCTTCACCATCGTATGTGATATTCCAAGATTTTGTCGTCTTGGCAAATAAATCAAGAGTGGCTTCTTCTATATCTTCAGCAGTTAAATCTACCTTCTTCTTTGACTGCGCTTGCTTTAGACGCTTGTTTGTCTGTTCATGTATTGCAGCCTTATACTCCTTAGAATGTGGAGCATACATAGTAATTACCATTGGTTCTGAATTGTCATTCAGTAATGGTTCTAGTGTCGTAGGATGCACAATGTTTACATCCACAGTGTCACTTGTCGGTGTCAGGTCTTTCAAGTCCATTGGGTTTCCTTTCGGGCTAGTCGGGTTTTAAAGTGAGGGGAGCAGCACCCGACAACCACCCCCCTCATCCTAGCTAGGATTCTTATGCACCAGACTTCGTAATTTGAAGAATGGTATTTGCATTCGTTGTTGAAGAGCTAAGATCCTCATCAGTACGAAGACCAACAAAAGACATGTTGATAATACGTGATGTTGGACCGTCTACCCCTACGTCAGCAGAGTTTACCTTGATGCGTGGGAATAGGAATGTGAGGGTGTTTGACCCATCTCCTACAGAAACTTCAAGTGCTGATTCTGTTTCATTCAAGAAACGGTTGATCAGAGTTGCATCTTCAAAATATGCTGAGACTGAGCCTTCAACAGATATCGTACCAAACTCAAGGGCTGATGGTGTATCTTCACCAATAACCAGAGTTGGAGCAAAGTTGTTTGTGACAGTAAAATCAAGGGCAGTAATGAGCGTCAATGCTGAACCAAGTGTACCCTTGTTGCCAAGTTTAATATCACCTGAGTAAGCATCGAATGGCTCATTACCAGCAGAAGCATCTTGTGTCTTCTGTGTACCGCTAATAGTCATCGTCTTACCGACCATACCAAAGGTAGCTGTTACCATTTGATTAGGGGCCATAGAGACTGCCATTGTGTTTACTGCACAACCTGTAAATAAACGCGCTTGGTCTACGTCTGCTGAGTAATCCTCAATCGACAAGAAAGTAGGTGTAGTACCCACGATAGCTGCATTAGTTACAGTTGTAGATCCATCGCCAGCAGTGAAGCCTGTAGCGAAATCATTATCTGACATAAGAGCAGACTGCATAAGAACATCAAACTCAGCGTGACGTAAATCTGCTACAATATCTCCACCCACAACTCTGTTACCATGACGGTCAACGCGAGGCATACGGTCAGCTTGGATGTCTGTACCAGCTACACGATCTTTCGTAAGGTTGAGTGAATGAGAGGTGAAAGGCAGGTTCTGAAAGTTACCTGCTGGTGTCGTACCAAAAGTCGTTTCTTCTTTGAACGACAGACTAGAACGAGAGCCTTGTGCGAAAGCCATTTAGTTTCTCCTAATTATATATATACCAGCCAATAGTGACTGGAATGAAGTACCAAGGAGAGGATAGCCTACCTTCCTCTCTTTCTGCATAATCTATAGATATCGTCTTTGAGTTAAATGTGATATCTGTGGTAGCTTCAAAAGCCTCGATTATACTGTTTGCTAGATTGTCACCAGCTAAAGGTCCACTACCCTCTGCCACAAAGCAGTCAACCCTAAATATCCCTGTGTAGAGTTGTTGTGGGCTTGTGCCTCTAACTGCTGGCCTACGGGAAGTAGGAATGAAGGTAGGTCTCACCCAAGAGGTTCCCGTTGTAGGATCAAAAGATACGTTCTCGTAGGCTATAGAGGGAATATCAGTAACCTGAGAGAGTTCGTATTCTAGTCCACGTCTTATGTCAACAAATATGCTACTCATCCGTGAAGCCTTATTAATTTACCCTTTATAACATAACCTCTGTCTTTACTGTTGCCAGAGTTGACATACTCTGCGTGAGGTGCGCCATTACGAAGTACAGCTACTTTTGTGCTTTCCAAGTCAGGGATTTTATTTATATCAGACAAAAGGTTTTGTAATCCCTCTTCTCGTTTCTGGATTTCATTTTGTCTTCTTGGTCTTCTTGAAGAACTCTTACCCCTTGGTCTACCTGATTTACCTGTCTCAAACGACCAAGATGTAACAAAAGCACCAGTGTCTACAGGGGAGAACCTAACTGCATCCCTTGCAATCGCCTTAAATTCATTCTTTACTTCTTCTAAAATGCTTGTTTTAGCAGCTTCTATTTTTCTAGCTATAGCCGCTTCATCAATTTTGACAGAGGATTTAATCATTCGCTTACATCACAAATATAGCAGAGGGCAGTGCCACCAGAGAACATAGTAAGGACGTTATTGATATGGACTTTGTTTCCATTACCTATGATCTCGTCCTCAGTATCGGGAGCTACAGTCAACCCCAAAGCAGGGATCACGCATTTACGTATACCTCTGTTTATATTCTCAGGGTCAATCACCCCAAGGCTATAGTTATAGAAGTAACCAGTAAATGTGTAATCCGTACTGCTTGATGATGCCAAAGCTGAGGTCTGGGGGTTGTAGGCACCATAGGA